TGGTTAATCACGTCATGGGTACGTGTCAGATGTTTAACTCCGCTCTACTTGACAAGATAGGCTACCTGTATCAGCCGCGCTTGTATGGGTTCGATGATGCCCTTGCAGCCGTGCGTTGTGAGGTGGCGGGGTACGCGTCCGTATTTCTACCCCACATCGAAATCGACCACATCGACACGGGCGAGACCGCCTATCAAGGCTGGAAAGAAAAACACGCGGGCGAGGATATGGCCGAATACAACCGCCTGAAGGATGCATACCGTAAGGGCACACGCCCTATCTTTGAGCCTGCGACATGGTAATCATAACCAACATCTACGCTCCGAACGCGGCAACCGCACGCATGATCGGCAGTTTCGAAAAACACGGCCATGAGGTAGCTGTACTCAACACGCCAACGGGTAACGGTGGCATCATGCGCAGCCTGTGGGAATGTTACAAACGGGCGGCAACTGGTCACGACCTGTTCTGCTACTCAGACGCTGGCGACACGGTTTGCCAACGCCCAGTCAAAGTGCCGACCGACCACCTGCTTTGGTCAACGGAAAAAGCCTGCTACCCCGACACGTCACTCGCACAGCAATATACCTATCCGAAACGGTACAAAGGCGAATGGCGGTACTTGAATAATGGGGTATATGGTGGCCCACTCTCTTTGGTGATCGAGTTCTTTGAGCGGTACGGACTTTGCAACCTGCCGCAAAACGCCAACGGCCAACACGAAACAATGGTCGCATATCTGCAAGCGGTAAAAGATGGATTCCCGATCAAACTCGACCTGAACTGCACGGAGTTCCAAAGCATCGCCTTCGACCATGACCCTATCCGAAATGGCAACCCCGTTCATGCTAACGGATACGAAGGCATCGACTTCGAGATAGTCGGTGGCATGGTGCGCAACAAGGTCACTAAGACCACGCCTGCGATATTGCACGGCAACGGACAGACACCTATGGCGTGGATACCATGAAGGGGCTGGCTATAATCGGAGCAGGCGGATTCGGTCGAGAGGCGTACTATCATGCGCTCGGTCAAATGGCACACTACGGAACGGCCCGCGAGATTCGGTTCTTTGCTGAAGATGCTTTCGCTGACATCACGGCAAACATCCACCCGTTACGTTCGTTTGACCCGAATAAGTGGGAGGCTGTCATTGCCATCGGAGACACCAACACGCGGCAACGTATTGCCAACAGCCTGCCAGCGAATACGGAGTTCTATACTATCATTCACCCGTCAGCGCAACAACTTACGCCACTGGTCAAAATCGGCAGCGGGTCAATCATTTGCGCGGGGGCTGTGCTCACCACGAACATCAGCATAGGGGCACACGTTCACATCAACCTGAACGCGACCATCGGCCACGATTGCAGGATAGGTAATTGCGTGACCATTGCCCCAAGCGCGAACATCAGCGGGAACGTGACCATAGGCGACAGGTGCAACATCGGCACCAACGCGGCCATACGTGAAGGGGTCACTATCGCGCCCGATTGCATCATTGGCATGGGTGCCGTAGTTTTGCAGAGCATAACCGAAGCAGGCACATACGTTGGAGTGCCCGCTAAAAAAGTGAAGTGATGCACCCCACACGCATTTTTAAGACCCCTGATGAGCTTTATGCGGCATGGGTAGAGTATAAGGCATCATTGAAAGAGGAAGCGAAGAAATGGCCGCGAATACAATACGTTGGCAAAGACGGGATACAGGTTACTGATTACCCGAAACTCCCGCTTACATTGGAGGGGTTTAGCGTTTGGTGCTTTGATAATTACGGAACCGTGAAGCACTATTTTGACAACAAGGAGGGGCGTTACGATGAGTTCGGGGTTATCTGTTCGCGTATAAAAGAGGAAATCCGCCACGACCAGATAACAGGCGGGCTATTGGGCAACTACAACGCATCGATTACGCAGCGTCTCAACGGCCTGACCGACAAGAAAGAGGTAGACATCAAATCTGAACAGCCTTTGTTCGGGCCATCGAATGTTTAAGTGGACAAGCGCAGTAGATAAGATACGGCAACTGCCGCAACGTAAAAAGGTAATTCAGGGCGGCACGTCAGCGGGAAAGACCATTGCCATCCTTGCTATCCTCATTGACCACGCGGCACGGAACCCGCGAAGTGAGATCAGCGTGGTATCTGAAAGCATACCCCACCTGCGCAGGGGTGCCATGAAGGACTTTGTCAAAATTATGCAGGGTACGAACCGATGGCGTGACGATGGGTGGAATAAGACTCTACTGACTTACACCTTTGCAAATGGCAGTTATATCGAGTTCTTCAGCGCAGACCAAGAGGCACGACTAAGGGGCGCACGTAGGCAAGTGCTGTACGTGAACGAGGCGAATAACATCGACTTCGACAGCTACTATCAATTAGCCATAAGGACGAGCGAAACGATATACATCGACTTCAACCCGACCGCTGAATTTTGGGCGCACACCGAGGTACTCAAGGAGTCGGATGCGGGGTTCGTTGTGCTGACGTACCGAGACAACGAGGCACTACCTGACACCATACGTGCCGACATAGAATCAGCACAGACCAAAGCTGCAACGTCAACCTATTGGGCGAACTGGTGGAAGGTATACGGCCTGGGCGAAATCGGTTCGCTGCAAGGCGTAATCTTCAACAACTGGCAACAGGTCGATGCGGTGCCTGACGGATACAGGTGGCGGGTGTATGGCCTCGATTGGGGATTCAGCAACGACCACACAGCGGTAATCGAAGTGACGGCCACCAATGACACCGACATCTATTTGCGCCAAGTGATGTATGATAAGGGCCTTATCAACACAGACATCGCCAACAGATTGCAGCACCTCAAAGGGTGGGAAGTCATTGCCGATAGTGCGGAGCCGAAGAGCATCGAGGAGCTGAAGCGGCACGGGTTCCGCATCCGACCAACGGTCAAAGGCCCCGACAGCGTGCGGGCTGGCATAGCGAAGATGCAGGGGCTTCGGTTATTCGTGACAGCCGACAGCCTCGACCTTATCCGTGAGTTAAGGACGTACTCATGGGCCGTTGACAAATCAGGGGCCGTGACGAACGAACCAGAAGACGCGAACAACCACGCGATTGATGCGACACGGTACGCCATCATGGATAAGCTGAAAACAAGGTCAGGCAGTTACTCAATATCTTAGCCCCATGAAAATCGGATACATAGCAGGCGCAGAGGGTGGCGTTGAATACCACCGCCTCATCAGACCGTTCGGCTCACTCGCAGCGAGGGGCGCAAACGTCACGCGGTTCAATGCGATACCCCTTGCCAATGTGGATGAGGTGGACATTGACATCCTTGTGTTCAACCGTCATTTCGACTGGGCGGGCGATATGCTCGAAGTCATCGGCACACTCCAAAGGCGCGGTGTCAAAGTGATATGCGATGTTGACGACTACTGGGTACTGCCATCTACGCACATACTCTACAAACAACACAAGGCCATCAGCGCATCCATTCAGGCCGCTATAACGGTATCCGATGAGGTGTGGGCCACCCATGAGCAACTGGCCGACCGTTGCCGACAGCTCAACCCTAATGTGCGGATAATACCCAACGCCATCGAACTGAGTGAAGACCAATGGCAAGTGACACCGCTACCTGCTGACGGGTCCATCGGTTATGTGGCGGGCATTACCCATGTGCCTGACCTTGCCGTGACGATAGGCGGGTGGTCGGCACATAAGGGCAAGCACTACCTGTGCGGTATAACCCCTGAGAATATGCCTCACTTCATCGCTATGGGGCGAATGATGGGCGGGGATATGAACTTTGCGGAGGCCCGCAATGTGTACAGCTATGGCACGTTCTACGACCTGTTCGATGTGGCAATAGCACCGCTTGCGGACACGGCATTCAATCGCTGCAAATCCAATCTCAAGATACTTGAGGCGGGCGCGAAGGGCAGGCCGATACTTGCCCAACGTATGCACCCATATTGGCCGTTCGACTGCGATGGGGTGATACACGTCTATGACTGGAAAAAGTCACTCAAAGAGGTGGCCGCGATGCCATCGGACGAATTGACCCATCGCGGACTACTTTTGCGGGCGTACATCGAACAGCACTACTCGATGGACAGGGTGAACAAGCTCCGCGAAAATGGCCTCTGTTAACGTCCCGACATCATGGCATCAGGTCACGCTCAGGCAGTTCATGGCCTTGCGCGAACTGGCGGGCGAGGATGGCCCAGCCGATGAGAAGGTATACGCCACCATCAGCATCATGACAGGTGCCGACCCCGATGAGATACGGTCGTGGTCAATGGGTACGCTCGATAAGGTATGGACTGCGCTCGACTTCCTGAAGCACCCCGAACGCATCGGCACTAAACGCAAGGCACCGATTAAGCTACTCGGTAAGCGGTTCGATGTGACGAGCAACCCGAAGCGCATGGCATACGGTGCATGGGTCGACCTCATGCACTTTTGCAAGGACGAGAAAGTGGCGGAAAAGAACCTGCACAAATCGTTCGCCTGTTGCCTCGTTGAGCGAGGTCGGTGGCCGTGGTCAAAGTCAAAGCCGTACGATGGCAAAGAACACGAGGCGATGGCGGATGCGATACTCGACCTACCTATCACAACGGTGAAACCTCACACGGATTTTTTTTTGCGCAGCTACCTCCTTTATTCAAGGCGTATTCTAATCTATTTGGAACTGCTCAGGAGAGTGACGAAACGCAGAGCCGATTCCATGCAGTCTATGGCTGGTTAGATGTGGCGGACACGCTATCCAACGGTGACAGCACGAAGTGGGAATACTATCTTCGCTTATCCGTTTTGGAGGTATTCAACCGATTGGCTTTCTATAAAGCAAAGGGCGCATGGCAACATCAGCAGGCAGAACGGCAGAGGCTGTCAGGACGATAGGTGGGCTTGTTGCCTTTCGCCTCGTTGATGGCTTACAGCAAAGCGAGCAAAGCGCATCGGGCAACCTCGAAAGTAGTATCGAGCCTCGGTTCACATTCGGGGCCGACAAGATTACGATTGACGTGTACATGGCCAATTACGGCTATTGGGTCGATGCGGGGCGCAAGGCTGGCAAACCCGCGCCCATATCAGTTATCCGCCAATGGCTGCAATACCCGAACGTGCGCGACCGATTGACCTTGCGCGACAAGGCATTCGATGAGTCAACACTCAACAGCCTTGCCTACCTCATCAGCCGCAAGATAGGCCGCGAGGGAACCAAAGGCAACAACTTTATTAAGAACGTGGCCGAAGATGATGGGCTGTGGAATGATGCATCAGTTGCGTTGGCCGATGGTGCGCAGGCCGACTTAGTGGCCGACATTGATGCTCTGCTGGGCCAATTCTACAAATGACCCTATTTATTCCCGATGCTCATCATTGACCAACAGCCGCCCGACTACTCACCCGCTTACAATCAACAGCCGTGGGTGATAAGGGAGACGGATATGACCGATGCGACCATAACCGACTGGCGCATTATGATTACCGTGCTCAATGACGGCAACATTGCTGCACCGCTGGCAACGTCTAAGCTGCGTTTCAGATACGGCACAGGTGGCCGCGTGGTATTTGACCCGATGCGGATAGTTGAGGAACAGCTGACATTCGACCACGGGCAACGGGAATACACGGCAACCCCGTGGCACACAGCGGAGGGGTCAATCATGGCTTACAAGATAGTGGCCGTGTCGCAGTATTTTGATGGCACCAGATGGATAGGCAAAGGCACCATCTTAGACGTGCCGATGAAGTACGTCTATAATGGCACCTTTGACCCATTGGCGTTCGTGGACTATGCGCAGGCAAATCAATTTGTTGATGCCAAGTGCCTGACTGATGCGCCTACCTCGCAGACCATCGGCAGTTCTGATACGCAATGGCTACACACGCTGACCGATACCTCGACCGAACCGACCTTGATGGAGGTCAAGACATTCGACTACACAGGCGGGCTACTTGCCACCTACACCTACACAAACCCGTTCACAGATTGGTCGGGCGCCATCATCATCGGCTCGACCGTGTACGTATCGGCACCACTCAAACGCAGGCGGGTGCGGGTATTGGTCGGCACCCGTGACCTCGCTGCGCTCAGTAGCCCCGTCTCGTTTGTTGGCGCGGGTAGCTATACCGTCCGATTCAAAGACGGAGGCGGCAACTACATCGGCACTACCTACACGTTCACCATATCCGACTGCGCGAAGTATCAGACCTACCGCCTGCATTGGATCAACCGTCAGGGTGGGTTTGATGCCTACACATTCCGCCTGAAATCGCAGCGGGTCAATACAATCGAGCGCATGACATTCGGCAGGCAACCGAACCGACTCGCCACGCGCCCCGTGTCTTACGGCTACACAAAGGCATCACGTGGTGACGTAACCTATGCCACCGACATAGAAAAGAAACTGACACTCAACAGCGATGTACTCACCGATGCCGAGATCACTTGGATGGAGACACTTGCCGCTGCTCCTGTGGTGTATATGGAAAATAGCGATGGCACGTTCACCGCGATGGCGATGGACAACAAGAGCTATCAGTTGAAACAAGGCGTACAGGATGGCGCGGTGTTCGCTCAGTTCGACCTACACTACGCATTGACCGACATCAGGCAGCGTGGATAATACTGAGATATTTGTAGAAGGCAGGCCGCTCGATGTTCAGTCGGGCCTCGACTTCTCATTCAACTATCAAGTCACGGACGTGCGCAACCCCGAGACGCGCTCGACCGAGTTCACTAAGACCCTTCGCTGTGCCGGCACAACGGCCAACAATGAGCTGTTCGGCAATGTCTTCGATGTGAGCGTGGCAAACGCTTTTGACCCGAACGCGACTAACGTAGCCATCAATTTCAACCCGAACAAGAAAGCGGCTGTGCAGGTCATGGTGGACACGGCACCCGTGTTTGATGGGGTCATTCAGTTGCGCAAGGTGCTCATCATAAAAGACCGCATCGAATATGAGGTAGTGCTCATCGGGCGGCTTTCCAACTTGTTCACCCGCATAGCCGACTATAAGCTCAACGGCAAGTACATCACGAACGAGGCGCAGGTGGTGGCGGGCGCACCCGCTCAGTACGCAAACTACATCGACTGCTCAGACCTCGACCATAGCTACACGCGCCCGACTATGCAGGGGACGTGGACAGCCCCAATAGGTGAGGGCATAGTTTACCCGCTGATTGATTACGGCACCAACACGCTATTCTATCAAGACGGGCGAAGGGTTTACCATGTTGAGGATATGCGGCCCGCTATCTACCTCAAAGACATCATCGACCGAATCTTCGCCTATGCGCAATGCACGTATGAGTGTGCGCTGTTCAACACATCGGGGTTCAAGCGGTTGATTGTGCCGCTGACAAAGACACCAACACGACCAATTAATCCTGATTATGAGGTCTATGTTCAAAAAAGCCAGTTCAGTCAGAACCTGATGGCCTCGTCGTTAAGGTCATTGCAGGTGCCTTTTTTTCTCGGTGACCATGACAATTACAGGCCGCTTGGCGGAGGCGGGTATCACCGCCCGCGTATATGTTTTGAGACACCAGTAACTAATCCAGTCGGTCAATACGTAGTGACAGACACCGTAGATGCGGTGGTGCCGGGCCTTGTCGCGAGTCAATATGAATATCAGATCTACCAGACTCACAGGCGCGATACATGGCGGGCGGGCGTCAAGTTGATTTTCAAACTGAATGGAACATCACCTTGGAGCGGGTTGATGCCAATGCCTTTCGTCCAAAGATTGCAGATTGTTGTGTTTAGGCCACCGGGTACGATTGAAGTCGTGGGATCAACCGAATTTGCATTTGACTTAATGCAGGCAATGATAGACGCAACCGCTATCGGGCCGGGCATTACCTACACAATGAACGTTGAGGTTGTGGCCGAAAATGTAGACACCTATGCGGGAGATGCTGTTTTTGTAGTCATGGATGGAAACGGCCCGCAAGGTGTACAAATCCAAATGTTGACCGCGTTAGATCCATTGACAAGTCAATTTTCTGTGCAGGTCGATAGCGGATTTTTTTACGCGATTCAAAATACAGAGAATCTATTTCAGGACGAGCAATACCTTGTTAATACCCACCTGCCAGACATCAGCATGAAGGAATTGCTCGTGTCGGTATTCAGGATGTTCAACCTTCAACTGACCTCATCAAAAGACAGAGAAGACCATTACATCATCGAGACGTGGCGCGAGTATTACGCCAATGGCACCCTGCGAGACTGGACGTACAAGCTCGACCACAACAGCCCGATTGAGCTGATACCGATGGGCCTGCTATCCGCCCGCGAGTACCTGTTCCAATACCGACCCGACAATGACTACTACAATAACCGATACCAGTCAAATCATGGTCGCACTTATGGCTCTCGTCGTTTTGAGATTGACAATGATTTTGTTCCGAAAAAGACGACAGTAGAGGTGGCGTTCAGCGCAACCCCGATAAACAATGACCACGGGTCAAACCGCCTCATTCCGAAAATATACGATCAAGACATTGAAGAAGGCGCAAAGCCGACCGATGCCAACGTGCGCGTGTTGTATTATGCAGGGCTATTGCCGTCACTACCTAACGGGTGGCGGTTCCGTTCGGGCTATCCGCCTGCGACTGGTTTGGATGTGGTCGAGACAGATTACCCTTATGCGGGCCACCTGAATCACCCCATTACTCCGACATTCGACCTATCATGGGGCATACCGTTTGAGCTATACTATGGCACCAACGCCTATCTGCCTACGCTGTTCTACACCAATAGCAACCTATTTAACGAATACCACATTGACCAATACCGCGAGATAGTTGACAAGGATAGCAAGCTCATGGTGGCGATGTTCCATTTGACACCGCTCGACATTATGAACCTCGACTTCAGGGACACCATCGCTATTGACGGGGTTTACTGGAGGCTCAATCGGGTCATGGATTACAACCCGTTCAAAAACGGCCTGACCAAAGTTGAGCTGCTGAAGGTATTGCAATTAGACCCGTTCAAAAAGGTCGAGGTGCAGATCAGCGGCAAGGGTAGGCGGTCAATAGGTAGCGGCACGGCTGGACTGGAAGAGTTGCCGAACGTCCCTGACTCCATTCGCCAACGGTCGGGCAACCTTGCGCCCGCATTTCAGGGAACGGTCAAAGGCACGGGCAATGAGATAGACGGCACAGCGGTCGGGTTCAATGTGAGCGGTGACCGCAACAAGGTAGGCGCGGGCACTACTGCCGTGACCATTGTAGGCTCCGATAACGTGGTGGCCGATGGGCTGCACAACGTGACCATCCTATCGACTAATGGGGCAACCGTCACGCGGTCGAATGTTCACATTGTCAATGGTGGCGAAGTGGTGCTATTCGGTGACGTTATCGAGGGTGGCAAGGACGAGGTTCGGGCCATAACAGCCGCAAGCCCTATTTACATCCTAGACGGGGGCGAGGATACGGTGACGAACCTTTACGCAGATTATCGCAACATACTGAACTGATGGCAACACAAGATTCAAGGATAAGGCTCAAGCGGGCAACGTCAACGGGAGCTTACCCACTGCTCGGCCCAAGCTCAGACCACACCGATGGGACATGGGATATAAAAGACATATACGTTGGCGAACCATTCCTCAACACAGCAGACAATCAGGTCTGGGTCGGTTTCGACTCCGAACCTCACTGCATCTACGGACACGTAAAGAAGACCATAACATCAGCGGAGGTGTTGGCGATGGGAGTCACCCCGATAGCCTTGGGGTTGAGCGTTCCCTCTGGCTACTTTCCAAATATCGTTGGCGATATATGGATGGGCGCAACATACGGAACCACAACCTACGCCACCAATACATCACTCCGAATCAGGTCGGTTGGTGGGTCACAGAACTACGTCAGCGCGGTCAACGCTTTGGCGTTCACGGCTGACTGCCGAATACCATTGACAAAGAACGCGGTCACATCGGGCAAAGGTTTCGAGGATGGCGCAGACCTTGAGATATATGTACCTGCTGGCAACCCGACAGCAGGCGACAGCGACATTACTATATACCTCACTTATATGCTGATACCCGTATGAGTGACGTAACGCGCACAATCGGCCTGCGGGTCGAAATTGAAACGGCACCTGCAAACGCAGCCGATAAGGTCAAGGAGAAGGTCGCTGACATTGGCAAGGAGGCGGAAAAGACCTCCACCAAAACAAAGAAGGCATCGTCCGAAATGGCGGCGGGCCTGAAGGGCCTGCAAGATCAAGCGGCTGCATTGCCCGGACCGATAGGTAACATAGCGCAGGCATTGGGCGGGGTGCGCGAAGGGGTCAATGCTTTTTCGGGCGCGCTTCAAACATTGAGGGGTCGAATCATTGCTACGGGCATCGGATTGTTAGCCGTCATTCTCGGATCAATCGCGGCATACTTCAGCAGCAGCGAAAAAGCTGGGCAACAATTCAACGTGATGATGGCCTACCTCGGTGGGGTCATGAAAGGCGTTATGAATATCGTGGAGGCGTTCGGTGGCTTATTCGTCAATATGTTCACCGATCCGATAGGCGCATTAAAAGAGTTCGGAAATTCGTTTTTGAATTTCGGAGAAACGGTATCAAAAGCCACCACCGCGCTGGTTGCATACGAAGAAAAAATGCACGCGGTCAAACTTGCTGAACGCGAATTGATAGTTGAGCGGGCAAAGGCTAATAGGGAACTGGCGGAGGCGCGACTCATTGCTAATGATGCAACACAGTCTACCGAGGACAGAATCAAAGCCGTGCAAAAAGCGGCACAAATAGAAGAACAGGTTGCGGCAAAGGAAAAGAAAATAGCGCAGGATAAACTCGATGCCATCAACGTCAAAATAAATGCGACAGGTAAAGAGACTGAGCTACTGGATGAACGGGCACGGGCAGAGGCGAATATCGCAGAGCTTGAAACGGCAAACTTCACGAGGCGCAAGAAACTTGAAACAGATTTAACTGGTCTTAAAAAAGAGGAGCAGGATAAACGCGATGCGATTGCCAAAGAAGCCGCTGACAGGGCAAAACAATTAGCCGAACAGGAGCTGGCCAATCTACGCGCAATAGAGGACGCCAAAATCGCGCTACTTGAGTCGGCATATATGCGCGAACGTGAAACCGCAAGAGTCAATTTAGAGCGCAAAATAGCGGACATAAAAGGCGAGGGAGCAGAGGAGACGGAACTCAGAGCGTTATTGCTACAACAGCGCAATAAGGCATTAGCCGACATTGACCAGAAGGAACGCGAAGCAAGGGCCGCCTCTGCGTTAAAAATAGCGGAGAAACAAGTCGCAATTGAGGCAGACATCGCTAAGTACACTGAAGAAGCCGCAGCGTTAAGCCGTGAGGAGATGATGCAGCGCGAGATTGATGCTGCCGTTGCCGCTGAAAAACTCAAGGCCGAAACGTTATCTATAACCGTAAATCAATTAAATCTCGATGCTGATGCAAAACAGGCCGAGCGCGATGCCATCGAACAGGCAATGGTGGCTAATCAGATGCGGGCCGAAAATGACATTCGCAAGAAATACTATGAAGAAGACCAAAAGCTGGCCGCTGAAATCGCTGATGAAAAACTGAAGAAAGAGGAGGAAGTGGCAACGGCCAAAAGAAATATGGCCATAACCTTAGCCCAACAGACTATCGGCATCGCGAGGCTCGTCAGCAAGGCGATGGGCGACAATGCGGAGGTGGCGAAGGGAATAGCTACCGCAGAGGTTTGGATAAACGCGGCTGTGGCAACCGCTTCGGCCATATCAAAGGCCGTTCAATCTTCGGCCACCCCGTATGACATCATAGCCAACATCGCTGTGGCGGTCGGCACGGTTGCGGGCGCGATTGCCTCGACCATCGAAATACTGAACAAGGCAGACATACCGGGCGGCACAAACGGGCCAGTTGGTTCAATGCCATCATTTACGGCCACCGCGCCAACAGGTACGCCTGTATCTACAAACGTCACGGGGTTAGTCAACACGCAGCAGGCGGAACTTCAGCCCATTCAGGCGTTCGTGGTCGAGACTCAGATTACAGGCGCACAGGGTAACGTGGAACAGATATACGGACAGGCATCATTCGGCCTCGGAGGATAACAACATGGAAAAGAACATACCACTCATCAAACTGACCATCGACCCGACCGATGAAAATACGGGAGTCGAGCTGGTTTCACTTGTTGACCGACCCGCTATTGAGCGGCAATGGATGGCGTTTAGCACGCAGATTGAACTGGTCAAACCCGAGGCAGGGGAAGATAAGGACACCTACTTAGGTCGCTGCATACCTGCCATGATCAGGGAGGGCATGGAGCAAGACCAAGCCGCTGCCGTGTGTTACACCACATGGGAACGTGAGCGGATGCGGGCGCGGTTCGCTGTTCAAAGCGAGGAGAAGCGTATCGTGTCGGGGCCGCTGATGATGGCGGGCCTACCCATTTACAGGCGGGACGATGATGGACGCGAGTATTACGTTCAGTTCGATGCCGACACCGTGCGGGCTATCGTTTACAAGTATTTCAAGAATGGCCGCAACACAAAAGCCAACTTGCAGCACACGCCTAAAATAGCTGATGGGGTGTTCCTATTCGAGTCATGGATAACCGATGAGACCAAGCCCGCGCCAAAGGGGTTCGATGCTTTGCCTGATGGGTCATGGTTCGGGTCATTCAAGGTTGATAATGATGAGGTGTGGGCGAAGGTCAAGGATGGCACGTTCACAGGCTTTTCCGTGGAGGGTGTTTTCATCGATGCGGAACAGCAGAACATTGACCGCCTCATCGTTGAAGAGGTTGTGCGTATATTGTCGCAAAGCTAACATTTAGGGCCGTCAGGTCGGTCGTGCCTATTTATCGGCATGACTCCAGACCAAATACGCCAAAAGGCTCAGGCTGTATTGCCTGCCCTTAAAGCACTGCTGTTCAACGACACGCCACCCGCTGAACCTGAAAAGGTAGAGGCTGCATCGGTGACGCTCGTTGATGGCACCGTGCTATCCGTATCGCCCGCCCTTGAGGTAGGTGCGACCGTAACGCTGTTGGACAGCGAAGGCAAAGAGATACCCGCACCTGATGGCGCGCATGAGCTGCAAGACGGCACCGTGATCGAAGTAGCGGGCGGTGTGATCACTGAGATAAAGGCAATCGAGGCCGCGCCTGAAGAGGCAAAAGCCGAACCCGCTGCACCCGCTTTCACAGCCGCTGACATGGAGGCCGCCATCGCCCCGCTAAAGGCTGAACTGGCCGCGCAACGTGAGGCGATGAAGTCGATGTTCTCGGTTGTCGAGACATTGGCCGCGCAACCTGCTGCCACCCCGACCGAACCAAAGGCGCACCCATTCGCCAAGAAAACAGATGCAGGTTTCACCGAGCGTCTGGCCCTTGCTGTTTCCAAAGTAAACCAAACCAACTAAGACCATACCAAGATGGCATTCAACCTCGCAGGCCTGACCGCCTACACCAACGAGAATCAGTTCGATCTGATGACCGCGGCTATTTTTGGAGCTAAGATGTTCCAAAATGCCACCATTATCCCCAACGTGAAAGGCCCGACCAAGATGCCGCTGCTCTCGCAGGCTGTGCAATTTCAGGCCGATTCGTGCGGGTTCAACGCCACAGGCGACACCACTATCACACAGCGTTCAATGACACCCGGAAAGGTGAAGCTGAACCTCGAATGGTGCCCTAAAGACCTCGAAGCGTACTACCTCCGCGAACAGATCGCAGCAGGTGCGCACAAAGAGAACCTTGCCCCTATCGAGGAGGTGCTGACCAAGTACCTGATGAGCCTTGTCGCCCTTGAGGTTGATAAGGCCATTTGGAAAGGTCGCATCACCGCAGCAGGTGGCGGCATCGGTTCTACCGTTCCATTGGGTACTGGCAACAACGCTTTTTGGGATGGCCTCCGTTTCCAAATTCAGGACAATACGGGCGGCTATGCCAACGCCAACGCAGCCGCATACGGTACAGCCCTGACCGCGCTGAACACCACCACAATGGTCGAGGCGATATTCCGCATCTATCAGGCTTTGGCTGATGTTGCGATTGACCCTTCGAGCGATGTGACTGTATTCATGGGTGTGGAGAAATACACCGCGCTCGTC